GTTTCTGGCTCAACTCTACCATCTAACCGATGGGCTAGGTTTGAATACTATATGCAGCTCTATAAAAGTGGCCTCATTGATCAAATTGAAGTTTTAAAACAAACTGACGTTGCTGATATGGAAGGCGTACTCGAAAGAGCTGGACAAATGCAGAAACTCATGCAGCAGGTTCAACAGCAGGAAGAACAGATTAAAAAACTAAAAGGCGATCTGCAAACTGCACAGCGTGAATCTGTCCATGACAGAAAGAGAGTTGAAGTTAAGGAATTTGAAAAGAAACTGGCTAAAGCAGAAGCAAAGGCAGAAATGGCTACACAGCTATATAAATCTCGAGCTTCTGATGAACTTGCTAAACTTAAAGAAGAAGTTAAGGAAGTAACAAAGTCAGTGGACAAACGAGTAGGCTTAAAAGAATAACAGCGGTTGCTGAAATAAACAAATCGCAAGGAGTGAATAATGGCTGAAATACAAAGTGCAGCAATAGAACCTGATAAAACACCGTATGGTTACGAGGTAGAGAATGCGAGTATTCCTTTAGAGGACGCAGAAATGCCAGCAGGAGATGCAATAAAACCAGAAAGTTTTGATGTAGATGTAACCCAACCGATGTTCAGTGAAACGCCTGTAGAAGGACAACAGGCTGAAAGCACGCAAAGTCCTGAAGAACAACCTGCAAAAGAAGACTCGAGTAGATTTGAATATTGGCAGAGTCAGGCAGACAAGGTGAAGAGCGAACTGTCAACTGCACAGCAAGAACGTGACTATTATAGAAACTTAACGCAGCAGCAACAGTCAACGGTCTCCAACGGACAACCCAATGGACAGCCCCAGCAACAAGTGGCAGTTCAAGAGGATTCGTTGAAGCAACCCGTCAAACCAGAGAAACCAGTCAGCTACAGCGAGGTCGATGCGTATAACGATCCTGAGAGTACATCTTTCAAATATCGTTTAGAGAAGGAGAGATATCAAGACGATTATATGGGTTATCTTGAAGACAAAGACGAAAACAGAGAAAATCAGATGCGTGCTCAATATGAGTATGCATATGCTCAACAACAAACCGCAATGGTACAAAACAACGCTATGTCACATGCTGTTAATGGATATGGCTTAAGTCAAACCAAGGCTGGTGATTTCGTCAATTGGGCAAGTGACCCTAATAATGTCACAGTTGATCATCTTATAAAACTCTATATGATGAAGGATGCACCCGACGCAAGGGTAGAGCAGAAAAAACAGGAAATGAGAAAATCTCAAGAGGTTTTGTCAATGCCAAGGTCAGCTGCGGTTGAAACTGGCACATCTGAGTCACCTCTAAGTGATGAAGACCTGTTTAATCAAGGCTTACTCTCTTTAAAAAGATAAAAAAGGAGTAAATCATGGCTGCAACTGAAAAGTTATTAAAAGCCTCTGGTGTACTTTACGATGATCGACGAAATTTTTACGTTAGCCCTCAAGTTGTAAAAGAACTTTGGACTGACGTAGCGCCGTTTACTACGGTAGTTTCGAATAGAGAACAGCGTAAAGTACCCGACCCGATTTTCAAAATGTTTGAACATCGGAATCCATGGCATACGCAGTATTTTCTAGATGCTAGTGATACTGACACTCTAGCGGTGGATGGAACGACCAATACAACTGTTTCTGTCGATGGCAATGTAAATTGTAATATCGACGACAGTTTGGTTGGTGCAATCTGTGAAGTATGGACAACTAGCTATGGCACTAAAAAAGCTATAGTGAGAGTTGATTCTGTAACAAGTTCATCCGTTGTTGTTGTAAATACACTATGGTCAAGCACTGGTAGTGATATCGCATTAGTTAATAATGACATTTTTGCAATTATTGGTAATGCACAGGGTGAAGGAACAGACTCACCTGACGCATGGGCTGATGAACTTAGTGTCGTTTGGAATTCTTGTCAGATTTTCAAAACGCCATTACAGATCACTGGCACATTGCTTGCTGCATCATTGCGTGGCGAATCTTCTGAACTTGCACGTTTACGTGCCCAGAAGGCTCAAGAGCATAAGATGCAAAAAGAAAAGGCATTCTTATTCGGACATAGAAAAGGTGGAACAGGTCTTGAAATTCAAGGCGGTGACTCCAGTTCTGAATCATTTGCTGATGGCGGAGTAGCCGATGCAGATGGTAATCTTGTAAGAACATGCTACGGCATTTTGAAAGCTATAGAAGACTATGGCGATTCAAGTGGTGATGATCAGAGTGTATTTGCCATAACTGAAGCAAGTTATTCATATGGAGACTTTGTTGATGATATGGAAAAAGTATTCCAGTACGTACCAGAATCTGGCGTTAAGCGAGCTTTCTGTGGTTCTGGAGCACTTAGTTACTGGTCTAAAATGGCTGGCAACAGCGGTATGGCTGGTAATTCTGGCTGGTCTGTTGATCTGAGTGACATGAAACGTGATTCGCTTGGTTTTAATTATAAGGTTCTTGAGACACCTCATGGAGTTTTACAATTAATTCCAACCCCCGCATTGCGTGGCACTGCTTACGGTAAGAAAATGCTTGTCGTAAGTGATGAGAACTTGTTTCATGCTCAATATCGTTCACCAATGTATCAGACAAATATTAAGACTGATAATGCGTTTGACGCAGTAAAGGATCAGTATTTTTCTGATGAAGGTGTTGGTATACAGTTGATCGAAAGTCACAAACTGTTTTCGATTAGTTAAGGAGGTCAATTATGGCTAGAACTTATCTAGGTGGATCAAATGCACACGTCGAAAAGATAACTGCCAGTAAAACACTTTATGCTAAGGATAGCGGAAAAGTGTTTTTTCTGAATCCTGCTGCCTTGTCTACTATTACCTTACCCTCAGCGGTAACTTATCCCGGCTGGGAAGTAACTATAATAGTACATGAAGACGATGGTGGTACTATGGATTATAAATGTAACATTTCGTGTTACTCTGGTGAGTTCTTTAATGGTATTTTAGTACCATCAGACGGTGGCGGCCCATCTATTGCTAACGGTACAGATCAAGATAATGTTAATATAACTACATCGGCAACATCTGGTGAAACATTTCAAATTGTTTCAGATGGTGCTCGTATGCATGTTAGAGGACATATAGTCGATGCGACAGATTCGTTATTTGCCTCAACACCATTATCTTAATACCTAACTAACTCGAGGGGAGAGTAACATCTCCCCTCGACTAAAAGACCATGACACAGAAACAGTTAATAGAAACAGTCCAACAGCACCATCCAGAGCTGGGAGAAACGCAGATACGTATCTTCCTTAATAAGGCACTGGATGAGTTTTGCAGAAGAACAAGAATTTTAACAACAGCCTATACATTCAGTACAGTAGCTGATCAACGCTACTATGCTCTTGATGATGCTATACTGGAAGTTCTTTCAGTCGATTATGACGGATATGATATATACAGGCTATCTGGGAGACCAGAAGTTAGGGATATAACATAATGGCATATAGTAGAACAAAGGACGAAGTTTACTGGATAGAGCGTGATGGCATAGCTATTGCCACACATAATGTAACTGGTAATAGCCCAGCATCAGAGTTTACTGGCCCTACGGGCAGCAAGACAGTAACTATATTCGCTGTTAAGAATGATGAGAATTTTATAGCTGGTACTAGTGATAGCGGTACTGGAATAAATATGACTGAATCATCCGCAATACCAGATGAATTTCATGATGCGCTTGCTCAGTATGCAATTATGAAAGGTTATGAAACTAAACCTGAAGCCATACAAATGGCTGGTTATTTTAGACAACAGTGGGAGATGTGTATTCGTGAAGGCAAGAAATACGCAAATACAGGCAGAGATGGTGCTGCCATGAACATTAAAGGATATGATTACTAATGGATGAAGTTAGTTCTCATACTTCAATGTCAGATTTTTCTGAGGCCAATCTTGGCCCTATTTCTTGGGATCAAGTAATTGCAAGTTGGGAAGACATTGTAATGGACTTTAGAATTCCAATGGTATTTACGGAGATAACAATTTCATAATGGCAGATTTTAAAACACAAGTAGAAGACCTAATTGGCAGCGTTGGAGATGACGCTCTTATTACTCAATCACTTATAGATATAGGTGGTGAGATAATTCGTGCTATTCCAAAAAATGAACTACTATCATCATCTTTAGCTGTAGCAGTTTCTTCTAGCGGCTTAGGAATATCAGATAAAAGAATTTTA